GTCAAAAAAAAAGTGAAAATGTGGAACAGGATTTGGAGAAACTTTACAGAGCGTTGACGGAAGATGAATGGTTTGAAGTGTTTTACAATGTTTCTCCTAAGAATGAAAATTTTTTTGACAGATTGAAGTGTTTGGATGCGGATGCTATGAGGAAATGGGTGAAAAAAAGTTCGGTTATTTGTAATCCCTACTTCCACATTTGTTTTTGCAGAAAAGTTAGCTTCAAAGATGAGGATGTTGAAAGAAAGAGATAAAGTCATACTTATTGGGTTTAAGTGGGCAAAAGGAGGAGCATGGAGATTGGCGAAATTATTAGGAATAGATATTCATAATCTTTGGAGTAAGGTATTGGTGGAGGGGGATGTGAAAAACTTTGATCAGAGTGTAAATCAGCTCTTTATAAAATTTTATATGGATACAATGCTGATACATGAGGATCCGGAGTCAAAGGATTATGAAGTGAAAAAAAAAAAATAGTTGAGTTTATAGCTACGAAATTATCTGAAAGGATAACTCGACTTTTTGCGGATATCTGGGTGGTTCAAACAGGAGGAGTCCCGTCAGGGAGTTTTAATACAAGCCATATGGACTCATGGATAATGGGTCTGTACATATTCTTATTTGGAGTGTGGCAAATAGTAAATAGTTCGGATGAAGAGCGTGAGGCAGTCGAAGAGGTTGTTTTGGATCTATTGTTGGTGGTGTATGGAGATGATCATTTATATAATAAGGGGTCGGGGATAGGTCAAAGTAAGTTGTCAGGAAAGCTGTTCGCAGCTTTTATGAAGCAATATTTTGATGTGGATGTGAGAGATATATTTGATGGAATATCGCTATTGAGCCTTGTGATGGATGGGGAAATGGTGGAAAGGGGAGCATGCTTCTTAAAACATTTTTTGGTTGATAACCCCTTTAGGGATGTGGCTGGACAACCTCCAGTTCTACCCTGGAGAGCGACGTTTGATTTCGTGATAAGAGCAGTATGGGGAAGAGAGGCAAAATATCGTGATTTAGGGGATATTCTACTTTCAGTGATTGGTCATGCGTATGGTACTTATGCCTCTAATGCTGATGCATATGAGGTGTTATTAACGATGTACTTGGCTATAATTAATCGATTGGGAGCAAAACATGGGCAAGTGCTGGCAGATGTTGTTGGAAAGTTGGGAAATGAGGATTTGCGAAAGTTGCGCCAACTGAATCTGTCAGTGTCTGATGTGCTTGCAGGATTTCCCTCAATGGAGGAATTAATGAGAAGGAATGAATGGGATGAGAATTATCATGACTTTAGACAAGTGGTCTATGATCATGATCCTGGATTTTTATTTGATTTGTAGTTAGTTAGTTAGGTAAAAAA